TCTGGAACTGGTAGAAGATTATGAATTAGTATTCTTATTTCAAAAACCTTTTGCACCTATGCCGGGAGCAAAGAAAAGAAAAGACGGAACAAAAAGAACCCACGCTGAATGGGCAGAGACAAATAATTTTACATGGTATAGTGAAGATACTTTACCTGATGATTGGAGAAACGATGAACTATAAATTTAATGAAGGACAATTAATACAAGAATTAAAATCTTATATTGATGGTACTTATGGTGAGCATTATGCTTCAGATAAGTATCAAGCTACAGATATTATTATTGACTCTGGGCATGGCGAAGGTTTTACTCTTGGTAACATTATGAAGTATGCTAAACGTTATGGAAATAAAGAAGGAAAGAACAGAAAAGACTTGCTAAAAATACTACATTATGGTATAATAATGCTTAACGTACACGACACAGAGAACTCATAATGGTAGATGATAAAGTAGGTATCAAGGAATATCTTGGTATAAAAATTAATTACAGTAATGAAAAACTATTAGATAAGTTTAGCCTTGATACTCTCAAGGATAGATACTTATGGGAGAATGAAACACATGCCCAAGAAGCATTTGCCAGAGCAGCAGTCTTCGCAGCTACCTACAAAGGTCACACAGATTTTGAATTGGCTCAAAGACTTTATCACTACAGTTCCAATTGTTGGTTCATGTTTAGCACTCCTATACTTAGCAACGGGGGAACAAGTCGTGGTCTTCCTATTAGCTGTTTCCTCAATTATGTACCTGATAGTCGGGATGGTTTATCTGCTCATTATGACGAAAACATTTGGTTGGCAAGTTCGGGTGGAGGTATTGGTGGATTTTGGGGAGATATTAGGAGTAATGGTATTTCTACTACTCACGGTAGTAAGTCTACTGGTTCAATCCCTTTTATACACGTAGTCGATTCACAGATGTTAGCCTTTAATCAAGGCACAACTAGACGTGGTTCTTATGCTGCGTACATGGACATATCTCATCCGGAGATTGAAGAGTTCATTAACATGCGTAAAGAATCTGGTGGTGATATCAACAGGAAGAATCTTAATCTTCACAACGGTATCAACATTACCAATGAGTTCTTGAAAGCTGTTGGGGAAGATGCAGACTTTAGATTGATTGACCCTAAGACTAATGAGCCTACTAAGATTGTTAATGCTAGAGACTTATGGTGGCAGATCATCAACGCAAGAGCAGAGACAGGTGAGCCTTACATGATTAATATAGATACATGTAACGAAGCTTTACCCAAAGAACAAAAAGATTTAGGATTAGAAATCAAACAAAGTAATCTTTGTTCTGAGATTACACTTCCTACTAACGAAGAGAGAACAGCAGTGTGTTGTTTATCTTCTGTCAACTTAGAATATTTTGATGAGTGGAGTGAGAACCCTATATTCATTGACGATTTAATAACTATGTTGGATAACGTACTTCAACACTATATAGATAATGCTGTAGATACAGACAATCTAGGAGAATATAATGCAAATTTTAAAAGATTTCAAAAACATATTAAGCCGGGTAAGGAAGGGTTTCTTAAATCTGCCTACTCAGCTTATAGAGAAAGGTCGTTGGGTCTTGGTGCGATGGGATTCCATTCGTATCTCCAATCACGCAACATTCCTTTTGAAGGTATATACGCTACGGGCTTTAATTACAAAGCATTTAAACACATTAAGAGACATTCAATTAGAGCAACTGAAAGACTTGCTGATGAACGTGGTGAGTCACCTGATATCAGTGGTAGTGGTAGGCGTAATGCTCATCTACTCGCTGTTGCTCCTAACGCTTCTTCTAGTATCATATGTGGTGGTACGTCTCCTTCGATTGAGCCATACAGGGCTAACGTTTATACGCACAAGACTCTCTCAGGTTCGTTCCAAGTTAAGAACAAATACTTAGAAGAAGTATTACAAGATAAAGGATTAAAGAAAGCTGAGTTGACTGCAGTGTGGAAAGACATCGCAGGTAATGAGGGTTCAGTTCAACATCTAGATATCTTAACAGATGATGAAAAAGAATTATTTAAAACTGCTAATGAGATAGATCAAATATGGATTGTTGAACACGCATCTAAACGTCAAGAGTTTATATGTCAAGCACAATCAGTTAATCTTTTCTTTATACTTCCCAAAGCTACAGAGCCACAGGAAGTTCACGATGATTATATGCAGTACGTAAGTGATGTACATTGGTATGGGATGAACAAACTTAAATCTTTATATTACTTTAGAACTAATGCTGCTCGTAATGCAGAGAACGTAAACACTAAAGTTCAACGCATCAAATTAGACGATGCCGAATGTGTCGCATGTGAGGGGTAGTATGACTACACAACAATATTATCAAGATAATAAAGAAAAAGTAAAACAAAAACAAAAAAAATACTACGAAAAAAACAAAGAAACTATTAAAGCTAAATCAAAAATATACAATAATAAACCAGAAATAAAATTAAAAAATGCATGTTATAAAGAAAATAATAAAGAAAAATTACAACTTCAAAATAAAAAATGGTACTTAAAAAATAAAGAACATGTTGCAAAAACTAATAAAATATATAGATTAAAAAGAAAATATAATCTAACATTAGAAGATTGGGATAATTTATTAAAGTCTCAAAACAATCAGTGTAAAATATGTTCAATAGATTTTTCATATGATACTCACAATACTAAACCTTTTGTAGACCACTGTCATAATACAAACAATGTTCGTGGTATGTTGTGTCATTTATGTAATGCAGGATTAGGATACTTTAAAGACAATGTAGATGTTTTACAAAAAGCAACTAAATATTTAAATAATTTTAATGGGGATTAAGATGAACTGTTGGCATTGTGGAACACAATTAATATGGGGTGGAGATCACGACATAGAAGATGAGAACGATGAATACATTATGGAAACTAATTTAAGTTGCCCTAAGTGTAGCTCTGCTGTAATAGTTTATTTACCAAAGGATTAATATGAAACAATCAGAATTTGATAACGTGTTTAGCCAAAAGTTTATAGGCTTTACAAGTAGGATGTGGTTAGATTATTGTGATGAACACAAAGACTATTTCTCAAAAACAGAAGATTACGCAGGATATGTAATTGAAAATTTTAAATATTTAATTAGAAAATTTAATAAGGAGAACAGATGAGTTTATTAGACACAAGAGAATATTATAAACCATTCGATAACCCTTGGATGTTTGATTACTATGTCTTACAAAATCAAATGCATTGGATGCCTGAGTCAGTACCACTACACACAGATGTAAAAGATTGGCAAGAGTTATCTGATAAAGAAAAGAATTTACTTACACAAATCTTTAGACTGTTTACTCAATCAGATGTAGACGTAGGTGCAGGATATGTTGATAGATACATGCGTATTTTTAGAAAGCCCGAAGCCAGAATGATGATGGGTTCTTTTGCTAACATGGAATCTATTCATCAACATGCATATAGTTTATTACTTGATACAGTTGGTATGCCTGAGATAGAATACAAAGCTTTCTCTGAGTATGAAGAGATGTCAAACAAACATGAATACGTACATAATATTAAGACAACCAAGTCTGATAAGAAAAGTATTGCAAAAACTTTAGCAGTCTATTCAGCCTTTACAGAAGGACTACAGTTGTTTAGTAGCTTTGCAATCTTGTTAAACTTTCCACGCTTTGGACGTATGAAAGGTATGGGACAGATAGTTACTTACTCTATACGTGATGAGTCTATGCATGTAGAAGCCATGACTAAATTGTTTAGAGAGTTTATTCAAGAGAACATAGAGATATGGACAGATGATTTCAAGAAAGAAATATATGAAATCTGTAGGCAGATGGTAGAACTAGAAGATAAGTTCTTAGATTTAGTGTTTGACATGGGAGACCTTGAAGGTCTTACCAAGAAAGATATGTATGCTTACAATAGATATATAGCTGATAGAAGATTACTACAGCTAGGATTAAAAACAAACTATGACCAAAGGGAGAATCCTTTAGAATGGTTAGATGAAGTGATGGGTGTTGAACATCAGAACTTCTTTGAAGGTCGTGCTACTTCTTACATGAAAGCAGGACTACGTGGTAGACAAGATAAGATAACCTTTGCAAACTTGGAGAATGATAATGGTTAATAAGAACGAAGCAAACTTAGTAAGTTTTAAAGTGCTTCTTACACGTAACAATGATATAGTTACAGAGTTTAGTATGTTACCGGAGGATATGGTCGATGAGATATTCCCTCTTGATGAGAGAGACGTAATCAAAACAATCCTCCGTAACGGTAAAAATAAATTGGGAGACTTACATAATTATTTTCAAAGAGAGTTAAATGTTTTGAAATAAATTAAAAAACATACTTAAACCTTAAACCAACGTGATGATTATTAATAACTGCTGACAATTGAAGACCATTAATTATCCATAAATCTCTTGTTCTTCTATAGTCTACTTGTTTATCTAAAGAATAGTAGATAATTCCACCAGCAATAAATTTTATTAGTAGAACATCTTCTATCTCAGGTCTTTTATTCAAGAACGGGCTGCCCTCTTCAAATCTACAATCTATTAATTTTTGACATTGAATCATGTCATATGTTTGTAAAACATCTATACTGCTTAAAGTTATATAAGAATACCAAAGACGTTGATTTTTTTTACTCCAATCTTTTACATCTGCAAAACTAGGCACACTAAGCAACAGCAGTAATAAATATTTCATTGACTATCCTGCTAAAGGATTCTTATTCTCTTCTTTAAATATTTTTATATCAGTCTTAACACTTTCGATATCAGCTTTCATACCTGACATATCAGACCTGATAGACTCGAGGTTATTAATCTTAAGTAAGATAGTTTCATCAATAGTTTTATTAATATATTCTACTGAAGTTTCTAACGCTTCAATTCTATTGATAACCTCATCAACTCCTTGCTCAGTTTCTTTAGCTTGTCTAGCTTTAGTTTCTAAGTTTTCTATTCTATTCACATAGGTTGCACCTGTGTACCCAAACCCTGCAAGAGTTCCAATGATACCCATCAATGCAATAAACTGTGTTGTTTTATTTTGTAACCAATCCATAATATTCTCCTATAATTTTGGTTGTAGTTCTCTCATTTCAATCAGGGTTTCTAAACTCTGACCTGCCATTTGATAAAAGCCTTCGATGTTATCTGACAACATATTGTTGGCATATATATCTGTTGACTCGTACCATGTATCTTGATCGGGCAATGTAACTAACCTATAGTTATTAAAGTTAGGAACAAATCCCATGTAAGCTATGATAGTATTCTCTGACCCATACTCGCCTGTCTCTTCTTGTTTAGCTTCAACATCATCTTGTGCAGCCTGTAAGTTTTGAGCTATGACATTGGCTACAGTTTGTTCAGCTTCGGTAGCTGATGAATCTGTAGATACTGACACATCTATTTGACTTTGCAAAGTTTGAGTAGGTGTTGTATTAACTGCGACACTCGTTGTCTCTACTGTTTCAACTTCAACACTTGTAGAACTTGTAACACTTGCACTCATATCTAAAACTTGATTGTTCTGTGCTGTTGAGGATGCAAATTGTTCTGATATACTAGGTGAATTACTAGTACTAACACCACCACCAGAATTAGACGATGATACGCTAGAAGCTCCTGTCGTGCCACCTGTAGCGTGTATAGAGTTTCCTGCTGTAGTACCACTAACACTAGACTTAGCTGTGCTTAGAGTAGACGAGACAACACGTAACGCTGTTTCTTTACTTATTGAACTTTCACCTTCTGAAACTTCAACAATTAATTCTTCTTCTATGTCGTCTTCTATAACCTCTTCTTCTTCAACAATTTCCTCAATGAGTTCTTCCTCCGGCTCTTCTGCATACGCAAGTTCTTCTTCCACAATTGTCTCTTCCTCAAACCACTCCTCCATTTCTTCAATAAATGTTTCTTGAAATACAAACTCCTCAATCATTAAATCTTCAATAGGCATAAAGACTTCTTCTTCACGTATAAACGGAAGAGGTTCTACAAATTCTTCACGTGGTTGAAACTGTTCAAAGATTATCTCTTCTTCAAATACGTATTCAAGTTCTTCAAAAGTGTCATACTCAGGTTCAAAGATATACTCTTCAAATATTTCTGGCTCTTCAAAAGTGTCATACATGTCATACTCTTCATAACCATAGTCAAACATTTCTTCTTCGTATCCGTAGTCAAAGTATTCTTCTTCTTGGTAATAACCAATGTCCATTTCTTGCGTATATCCGGGACAGAAAGGACCATACTGTGGGTCTAGGTCACACTGTAAATCATCATACGCATCCCAATAACCTGCACAGCTTGTATCATTTAAAGGATTACTACAGTCAAGAGTCTCGCTTGTACCATACAACGAACCACCGTCTTCTAATAAAGTATTTGATGTGGTAGTGTTCCAGTCCTTATTAACACAAGAGCTAGTGTTGGTTGTACCTGTATTACATTCATCGTGAAATAAGTATTGATAATAAGTATTTGAATCTTTCTGTTGTCCAATAAGAACATCGTGCTGTATAATATTTAAGTCACCATACCTAAAATCAAATGTAGAGTTGGTCCAAAGTATAACTTCAAAACTGTTATCAGTATTACTACGATTATACTCTCGCATATTATACCAACCAAAGACTGACTTATCGCTAAAGTTTTTAGCTAACATCTTAGACTGATTATCTCTAATGAGGTCAGTCCAAAACGGAAACAGTGTGTAGTTGTATTGTGGGAGTGGGTCAGGTGTGTAATCTTGACAAAAATTATTATTATTTACATTACCTGTACCTAATCCAAAGTGAAGGCAGCCGTTAGTAGCCATACGAGCCGAAGTAAATTGTTGGTCGTAAAAAGTAAATGTAAAATCTAAATTAAAAGCAGACGCAAGCTGGTCGTCTGATGCGTTTAAACTTGTTGTGCCTGATTGACTGGTGAGGTCTATTAAAGACTGATTGTCTTCGTAGATATACTGACTAAAGACATTAAGACTTAAGAGACACGCTACTGCGTAGCATAAAATTCTTTTTTGCATTGCCTTTTAGTTTTAGTTTTGGTTGTGTATAGAACTTTAACTGCCCCAACAACATCTTTATTTATCTTGTCTCTGTTAGGGTTTCTATCGTGTGTGCATTGCTGTATAAAAAGTTTCTCTTGGTCTTTAACATCAGGTCTTCTAGTTTTGTTTTCAGCCCAAGCCATTGATGCTTCCTTACCTATTTTACCTTGGTAAGGGCAAGGAGTACCAGCCATTTCCATAGCCTTAAATACTCTCGGGTCTTGACAAAGTATAGACACTGAAGCTACTTTCATACCGGTATCGTATAGATACTTGGAAAGTTTTAAGCGTTCACAGTTCTCGTCAGTTACAGTTGCTCCTGTAGAGAACCCAAATACTTGCCCTTGAAATGCACCAGAACGACCTACAGTACAGAGGTCTTGTGAGTAAGACATGATACTAGGTGCGATAGCAGAAGCAGGAGGTGCTTTGCTTTTTACATTCTGATTAATCGTTTGGGTAGAGTTAGACTCGTTAATATTTCTGTTAGTGTTATCAGATTTGGTATTGTTATTATTGGTATTAGTATTATCAGTAGTAACATTTGAATCTGAAGTTGATGTATTAACGTTAGTATTACTATTAGTATTAGTATTGTTACTTGTAGAATTACTGTTGTTATTTACGTTTTGATTTACTGTAGAGTTTACAGTAGAGTTAGATGTCGAAGTAGATGTGTTGACGTTGTTGTTAGTATTGGTATTGCTGCTTGTAGATGTGGAACTATTAACATTGTTATTTGTGTTAGTTGATGTATTAACATTAGTGTTATTATTAGTGTTAGTATTTACGTTTGTATTATTGTTAGTATTTGTGTTAGTGTTGGTGTTATTATTAGTATTATTATTGGTGTTAGTATTAGTAGTCACCGTAGTATTAATAGTAGTCAAACCGTTGTCTTCACAATACTGCGTACCGGATGTACAGTTTCCTGTTTGGTCGGCACTCACACCGAAAGAAAGTGCAAACAAACTTATTAAAATTAAAGGTCCAAAAAAATTTTGATTTAATACCCGTCTTGTCACTACTGTCCTCCTTTTGTAAAGTCTCCTTTAGACTTAGATGAATTTGTATAGAGACCAAACCAAGCTGCTCCTGCCCCCACTACGACTGATATTAACCCTGATTGTTGCATGGTAGGGTCTTCTAATCCCATGAACCAAAAAGTGGTATAGTATAATAAATACATATAAACACTTAAAAAAGCACGAGGAATAATTCTCCAGCTGTCTACAGCCTGAGCAACAAAGATAAGTTTTTGATAAGGGTTATCATTCTTAACGTCTTCGAGTTCTCTTATACGTTCTTTTAGCTCTGACTTTTCTTGAAGCAAAGCCATAAACTTTTGAAGGTCTATCTCTACCTCATTCCTATCCATGTCGCCACTAAAGCCACCCATACCCATGTTATTATTCATATCTTATCTTTACTTTTTAACTAAACTACCACCGAAGTACATTCCGATAATAGCTGATACTAAATTGGTATCTAATTGTGTGATTACCAAGCCTTTAAAAGTTATCCACTCAAATACTTCTCGACCCTCTGTCAAGAATAAAAATCCCGGATTGAATACAGTGTAACCTACTGTAACATCAACATCAGGATAATAAACTGCTACCAGTTTAGGTAGTATAACAATTGCAAAGATAGATGATAAGGCAATGATACGTCTTGTCCATTGAAACCCTACATT